AGTATACAGGATGAGAGTATATAGTGTGAGTGAGTGAGTATATAGTGTGAGTTATGGGTGAGTGAGTTATGGGTGGAATGGATGGAAAAGGGGGAAGGTGGGGTCCGAGAATTCGTGTCCCGTGAATCGTGGAATGTGGAATGTGGCAATTTTGCCACGAATTTTGTGCCAACATTTAATTTTCCTGCAACTTGCATACATTAAATAACTTATATATACATTAAATAACTTATTTAAGGTAAAGATAATATAAAGACAAGACAAATAAAAAGCCCATCGATTAAGATGGGCAATATAAAGACAGGATAATATAAAGGGAATAAAGGGAATTATAGGGAATTATAGGGAATTTTCCAGATCCTCATCAGTCTTGAGCAAAGAATCACATTCGTCAATCAACCATTCTAAACAATCCATTTGTTTGAACAGATCCTCGCTTAATTTAATATCATCCGTAACTTCAGATGCTGCCTCAATTAACTTCAATATATTATCTTTCATAACTTTAACAGCTTCCCTATTACCAGATATAGGTTGCAATTTTAACGCTATGACTTTATCGCCAGCGTTAGCAGCTTTTGTATCTTTGCCAAGTAACTGGCCAGCATAATCGGCATAGAATTTACCACATAGTGCTAGAGTTTCTTTCGTGACTTTTCTTTTCCTAGTAGTTTCACGCACCAAGTCACTATAAACAATGTCTAGAGTTATCAATCCATCGGGACTGAAATTCCATACATCGTTCTTAGCCAGGATTAGTTTTCTACCATAGGATTCCATCTGAGAATTAACTAGTACCGCCAGCTTTTCAGCGGTACTAGCATCAGCTTCTAAGACATCCTCGCCAGAATATCCTTCAAAAGACCAGTTCAAGTCTTTCCGCTTCTCACCATATACTGGGGAAGACTTATCGTTAATAGTTTTAAAGAAACTTTTACATTCGATAGTTTTCATTTCAATTCACCTTTCAAGTTACATTAAGTTACATTAAGTTACATTAAGTTACATTATCTAACTAATGAGTCCTTGTTTACTTTCATTTAAAGCGCCCATAGAAACAAGTAAAGAAACGCTACAACCACTAGTGGGTACCAGATAGGGCAGTATAGTATTGCAGCACTGCCCTATCAGATAGCACTATATTATCTCGCCTAACGTATCCATAACGTATCCATAATAAAGTCCCCCTGTGTCAAAATATACCCGTGTAAAACCATGGTCATATTCTACTATCATAGGCGTATTATTTTCGTCTAATGCTACAATACTATCGAAGGTTTCTTTGCCAACATATACTAATTGACTACCTTCATTGTCGCTTATATTATATTCGATTGCATATTCCATAGCTTAATCCCCTAGGTTATGCGCGTGAATATACCAATAGCTGCCATAGCGCGTAACTGTTACGCGATAGAACGAGTAACAAGTATCGTATTCTTCTAGCTTAGTTACCATCTCGCTAAAGTCACGGTAGCCGTGACATTCAGCTAATAAAGCCTTGTGCGTATATGCTTCTGATTCTGTCATAGATACTAGCATGATGCGATTCCTTTTCTGATTGGCGTATAAACAGTATAGTCTTTTCACAGCCAAGCGCAAGCGAATCGCCTTAATTATTCTTCGACTTATTTAGCCTGCTACCTATTAGCCTGCTACCTATTAGCCTGCTAACCATTATCATCCAGCGAGCTCACAGGCCAGACTGCCCAGACACCTGCTAATAATTAGCAGCCTATCCCTCGCGCCACCTCGCAGCTAAACCTGAATCTAAATCTAAATAATAGCGATTCGTATTTACCCCACCCCCCGGGTAGCCTTTTTTACTTCTCTGTCGGCTCCTATACCTAAGGAAGCCTAAATATTTTCCTAAACTTTTTTATACTCTTGTATAAGTTACTGCCTTGTATAAGTTACTGCCTTGTGAAGCAACTGCCCTGGCTATGCCACCCTTGTGAAGCAACTGTTGTTCCACAACTCTCTGGGAAGCAGCAACTCTCACTCAGCCACTCCTCCGGGTACACCACATGCGTGTGCTATATACTGTGTATATGTTGGGTGTTACGCATAGAGGAGCCACAGAGAGGAGCCACAGACATGGCACATGATAGAAGTGGCAATGAGGAGAAGGCGCTTGCGCTACTAGGTCAGGGACACTCAGCCTCAGTAGTTTCATCGGCTCTAGGAGTTACTGACTCCAGAGTATCGCAGATGCTGGCTGCGCCTGGCTTTGCAGCAGAAGTGCAGAGATTACGAGTAGCCTCACTGCAAAAGTCTACTGAGCTAGATAGTTCCTATAATGGACTAGAAGGTAAGTTACTTGAGAAGCTGGAGAAAGTCTTACCTCTTATAACTAGACCTAGAGACATTTTACAAGCAATCACCACAATTAATAGTGCCAAGCGCAGAGGTGCTACAACTACTGACACTGATATCCCTCAAGCTAAGGTTGTGAGTCTTACCTTACCTACCACTATTCAACAAAAGTTTGTTACTAACAACTACCATCAGGTAGTGGAGGTGCGAGATGATTCTGGAGAAGCACAGACTCTCGTCACCGCTAGTTCCGGAAGCTTGCCTGGCTTCCTCGCATCGCGAGAACTCTCCCCCCAGGAACTCTCTAGGGAACTCTCTGGAGGAGAAGGGGATGAAGGAGGAGAGCAAGAACCCAAAGAACTCCCAGAACCCAGTGGTGAAAGAGTTACACAGCAGAGACATAACGAAAGCAGCAGAAGTGAAAAAGAGACTTATGAACCGGATCTCTTATCCTCACTCTGATAGTTATGGTAGTTATGGTAGTTATGGGGCTGAAGATTACGATTACTCAGTTACAGTGAAATCTTAGCCTCGCGCCTACGCTTGCACCTGCACCTGCACCTGCGAAGCAGAAGGCATGTGTCTCTGACTCTGACCTCTTGCTATGTCTCTTGCTACGGCTAGCTATGTCTTTACTAACTATATAATGAAATCTTAAATCGGGAGAGCATACAGCTATGCTGCAAGATAACGGACAACAATTAGAAGAAGACACCTATCAGTCATCAGAAGTTATTGATACTGCTAGAGAGTCTCCTGACTTTCTTGCAGGACTGGCTACTCCTACTATTTATGAGTATAGCTGGCCTCCAGTATTTCTAGGTATCTGGGGCTGGTTACGGGAATTAGTGGATAAATCCAGAAGTAATTGCGATAACACGGAAGAACTATTTGCAAGAATAGCGATTGGATTACCTCGTGCTTTTGGTAAGACATCTGTTATTAAGTTATTTGTTCTTTACTGTATTCTCTTTACAGATCGCCAGTTCGTACTCATTCTTTCTGCTACTGCTTCACACGCAAGAAACATACTTTCTGATATCTCAGATATGCTAGATGAACCTAATGTTAAGTCAGTATTTGGTGACTGGAGATTAGGTATGGAGCAAGATACACAAGATGTTAAGAAGTTTGGCTTCCGTGGCAGAAACATTATATTAGCGGGTGTAGGTGCGGGAGGTAGTGTTCGTGGCCTTAACCTTAAGAACTCTAGGCCAGATGTTATGGTATTTGAAGATATACAGACTAGAGAAGATGCTGACTCCCAGGTTGTAAGTGATAACTTGTATAAGTGGATGATTGGTACTGCAATGAAAGCTAAGTCACCTAAGCGGTGCCTAACCCTATTTATTGCTAACATGTACCCTACTCCCCACTCTATTCTTAAGAAACTGAAGCAGAATCCACAGTGGACTAAGTTCATAGCAGGTGGAATTCTGGAGAATGGGACCTCTTTATGGGAAGAATTGCAGCCTATACGGCAACTACTTATTGAGTACCAAGCTGACCTTAATGCAGGTCATCCTGAGATATTCTTTAGTGAGGTGCTAAATGATGAAAATGCTTCAGTTAATAGTCTTGTCGATCTCAGTAATCTCCCTCAGTATCCTTTTGATGATAATGACATACCTATGGGCAAGTTCATTGTTATAGACCCGTCGAATGATAAGTATAATTCTGATGCTGTAACACTGGCTTACTTCGAGGTGCAGGGAGATACAACAGTTCCTTGTGCCAGAGAGATAGTGGAAGGCAGGCTGTCACCTGGTGAGACTATTAAAGAGTCCATTAAACTAGCTATGAAGTGGGGATGTGGTTTAGTTGTTATCGAAGGTAACGCTTACCAGTATTCACTTCTATATTGGAGTGACTTTATATGTAAGCAGACAGGAATTGAGGGCATAACTTTTGTAGACATCTACTCTGGTAAGCTAAATAAAAATACTAGAATCTTGAACATGTTTAAGAGTTATGCAGCAGGTGAGTTATTTGTGCACCCCTCTTGTAGATCACAAGTGCACGAACAGATTAACGGGTTTCGTCCGTTGAAAACTGATAATATAGATGGGATACTAGATTGTCTTACTTATGCACCTAAAGTTATTGAGCAATACGGGCCAATTTTAGAGCAATACACCATAGTGGGACAGCAAGAGATAGATGCAGATGACGCTTACACTCTGAGTGAAGCAGAACTATCACCTTTCTAATATTGGCCACAGGTTGGTCACAAGTCAAATAGGAGTTTTCCTCCAATGGTTATGCCATATCGTCCTAAAGAGAAAACAGCTGAGGCTATTCTAGAATTTGCTAAGCAGTCTTGTAGCTTAGTTAATCAGCAGTGGAATCTTAGAGCTAGATTTGAAGGAATTGACCGCCAGTATATGCGAGAAGTTGACTTCACAGAAGACCAGTGGAAAGCTAAACAAGCTAACCTGAGTGGTGATCCAGATAAGTACCAGAATATTGTACTGCCTTTGGTTATGCCACAGGTTGAATCAGCAGTAACTTATCAGCAATCAGTGTTTTTATCTGGTTTCCCTATCTTTGGGGCAGCAGCGTCACCTGAGCATGTAGATGCAGCAACTCAGATGGACACTATTATTGGACAGCAGCAAATCCATGGTAATTGGGTACCTGAGATTCTCAAGTCCCTAAGAAATGGCTTTAAGTACAACATTGGGCCTACTGAAGTATCTTGGGATAGTCAAGTATCCTATTCCCTAGAGACTCCTATGACTGCCAGTGGGGGAGATGAGGTAGATAAGCAGAAGGAAGTTATATGGAGCGGTAACACTATTAAGGCACTGGATCCCTACAACACTTTTTGGGATACCAGAGTTGATCCTGTAGATGTACCAGCAGAAGCTGAGTTTGCAGGTTACACTATGTCGAAGAGTAGGATAGCACTTAAGAAGTATATAGCTGCACTGCCTTCTAGGATCAATGTTAAGGAAGCATTTGAGTCAGGATCAGCAGCACCTTCTGGTGGGAACTCTGGAATTGAAACTTACTATAGCCCGAATATAAATCCAGAAGCTATCTATGATTCAGAGAAGTATGTATCTACTAACTGGTTATCCTGGGCAGGAATGGCCTCTAATAAGAACCCTAGGATTAAGTACGGTAATATCTACGAAGTAATGGTACTCTATGGGCGTATTCTGCCTGAAGATTTTGATATGAAGGATGTACCAGCTAAGAGCACCCCGCAAGTCTGGAAGTTTATAATTGTTAATAATAAGGTACTGGTATATGCTGAGCGTATGACCAATGTACACAACCTTATTCCTATCTTCTTTTGTGCTCCACTAGATGATGGGATGGGATATCAAACTAAGTCCTTTGCTAAGAATATAGAACCTTTCCAGCAGATCACTACTGCTCTCAGTAACAGCATGATTGCAGCTAGGAGAAGAGCTATCAGTGATAGGATGTTGTACGATCCTTCCCGAGTATCTTCAGCTAGTGTACGTTCTGATTCTCCCGTAGCTAGGATACCGGTGCGCCCGTCAGCTTATGGAACACCCTTATCTGAAGCTGTGTATCCTATCCCATTTGAAGATTCACAGTCACAGTATTCTATGTCAGCTATACAGTCATTCACAGCTCTAGCTAATCAGGTATCTGGACTTAACCCTGCTAGGCAAGGGCAATTTGTTAAAGGTAATAAGACTCGCTTTGAGTTCGAAGAGACTATGGGCTATGCTAATGGCCGGGATCAGACAGTAGCTCTTAACCTAGAAGGTAACTTCTTCTCTCCTATAAAGGAAGTAATTAAGACTAATATTCTCCAATACCAGGGTGGAGTGGAACTCTATAATAGAGAGCAGGAAACTATGGTTAAGGTAGATCCCGTGTCTCTACGTAAGGCTAAGCTAGAATTCAAAGTATCTGATGGACTGCTACCTAGTGATAAGCTAGTTGATGGTGAATCTCTAGCAATGGCATTTCAAGCTATTTCTCAGTCTCCTCAAGTTGGACAGGGATTCAATATTGCACCTATGTTCTCCTATCTTATGAAAACTAGAGGAGCTAAGCTACAGCCATTTGAGAAGTCTCCTGAGCAACTTGCTTATGAGCAAGCTCAAGCAGTATGGCAACAATCTATTGCAGCTATCTCTGAGAACCTTGGTAATATGGCAGATACTATTGATCCTGAAGAGTTCCAGAAGATGTTACCTCCACAACCTACTCCTGAGCAATTTGGCTATACTCCAGGGGCACCTAACGTATCTCTGCAGAATGATGGAGAGACAGTTATGGATAAATACTCACAGGTAACGCAGCAACAAGCACAAGCAATGCAACAAGCACAGGCACAAGCGCAGCAACAAGGTCCAGCAGCAGGGGGCAGTGCAAGTGGTACTCCAAGTGGTGCAGGTGGTGAGCAAGGAGGTCAACAATGAGTTTAGCTACAGAAAGTAGATTCCGTACCTATGAGCTTAGGGAACCAGATATTATTTCTGGCTCTAAGCTATCTGAATTACAGTCCCAGTGCATACAGAATAATATAGCAGGCTATGCTCATGATATTATCAATGTACACTACGAAGATAAGGAACCCCATAAAGCGGAGTACCTAAGAAGTTATTACAGAGGTGCAATAGAAGCACTCGAACACTTATTACATACTGACCAGGAAGTTAGAGAAGCTATCTCTTTAGCAGAATCCACCCCGCAAGATTCACAATTCGGAGAATAATATATGTCTATTTTTGATATGTTCAGAGGTAGTGGCTCTTCACAAGCAGCCTCAGAAGGACTGGCACCTGCTGCCGCAGAAGGAGAAGTAACTTCTATACCGCCTGGCGGAGAAGCACCAGCTTCTGGAGAAGGAAGTAACCTTGGCGGAGATCAACAGGGAGAAGTGAGCGGACTTGATGCTTTTAAGGATTTATGGAATAATGATGCAGGCGATAAGGAAGGTGGAAAAGAAAAAGAGTTTGATCCATCTTCCTCTCTTAACATTGATCCCGCAGCTATCCAGAAAGCAGTAGCTGAGATTGACTTCTCTCAAGTTATGGATAAGGACACAGTAGCTAAGATTGCAGAAGGTGGCGACGGAGCACAAGCAGCTTTCGCTACCTCTATGAACAGTCTAGCTCAACATGTCTTTTCCCAATCAATGATTGCTAATGCAACCTTAGTTAAACAAGCTCTCTCTCAGAGCACTGGTGCTTTTGATTCACGAGCACAGCAACTTATGCGACAGGATAAAATTTCCTCCACGGTTAAAGACTCTAATCCCGCATTTAAGCATCCCTCTGCTGCACCTATTGTAGAAGCTATGCAATCACAGCTATCCAAGAAATATCCTACTGCCTCTCCCCAAGAAATATCTGAGAAAGCTACCCAGTGGTTCGGTGAGTTTGCAAGTGAGATTCAAGCTCCCGAACGCAAGAAAAAAGAAAGTCAGAAGAAAGCTGATGAACCTGACTGGGAAGCTTTCTTTACTGATAACGAATCTTAATACTCTAGCGACCCCTTAAACTATACAGGTGAACACAATGGATGACGATACTCGTATTTTAGTAAAGATTGTTAATAAGGATGGTGACGATAATCCCACTGGGATGCAAGTAGCCACTGAGATGACTGCTGTTGAATTCCGTGACTGGCTACTCACTGCTCTTGCTGGACAGACCGAACCCGTCTGGGGAACCTAACTTCTAGTCTAACTTCTAGTCTACGTCCTAGACTCTAAGCTCATTTATGCCTAGGGCATAGCTTCTAAGATTATAAAGGAAACATATAATGGCTACAACTTCTGGTATTTTTAATACTAGCCGCTTTACTCAGGATCATGCGAAGAAGTCCTTTGCGAGTATGATCACTCGGCTTATGCCGAATGGTACTGCTCCGCTCTTTGGTCTTACTTCTATGCTTGATTCTAAGACTGCGGTACAAACTGAGCACGGGTTCTTTACCAAGACTATGGTATTCCCTGCTTTCGAACTTACTGCTGACGTGGCAATTGGTGATACAACCTTCGCTGTTGTTTCCACCTCTAACCTGCTCCCAGGACAGATTCATCGTCTACAAGAGACAGGTGAGAACGTTATTATTAACCAGGTTCTGTCTACTACTTCTGTATCGGTTGGACGTGCTGTTGGTAATGTTGCTGCTGCCGCTGTTACTTTTTCATCTGATATTGTTAATGCTTATCAGGTTGGTAACGCGTTTGAAGAAGCTTCTATTCGTCCGAGCGCTCTTAGTGTCCAGCCGGTTCGTATTACTAACTTGACGCAAATCTTCCGTAATACTTGGGCACTCTCAGGTTCTGCGGTGGAGACTCAGGTTATTGCTGGCGATACTAACGTTGCTGAGAATCGGCAAGACTGTGCTGGTTTCCATGCTGCTGATATGGAGAAGGCACTGTTCTTCGGTCAGAAGTCTCAAGGTTTCCGTAACGGACAGCCTTTCCGTACTATGGATGGCTTGCTGTCTGTTGTAGGTAATCTCTCCTACTACCCGGCATCTTATGACACTGCTAACATTAATCCTGCTGGTGCCACTACCACCTATGAGCAGTTAGTATCTTATCTTGATCCTACGTTTAACCAGTCTACTGATCCTAAGGTAGCTAATGAGCGTATTATGTTTGTCGGTGGACAGGCATTTAACGTTATTAATGCTATTGGCCGTACTACTGGTCAGTATGAGATCGTTGATGGTCAGACCTCCTTTGGTTTGCAGTTCACTACCTTTAAGATCCCTCGTGGTACTTTCCGTATGATTGAGCATCCTCTGTTCAATACTAACGACCACTGGTCTAAGATGGCAGTTGCTGTAGATCTGTCTACTTTCCACCTGGCGTATCTTGGTAATCGTAAGACTATGAGCAAGGAGTTTAATCAAGATGGAACCCCGGTTGATAATGGCATTGACGCTGTGGGCGGCACTCTTACTACTGAACTTACTGTAGAGATCCGTAACCCTCCCGCTAATGCTGTTATTACTGGACTCACCGCAGCAGCCTAAGCCCCCGAGATTCTAAGCCTTAGGTCTTAACAGGAATATAATGCACAAGGATGTGCTCCCTACTATTAAAACATATCACCATATCACCATATCACCATACACCGCACACTATTTATGCTATAAGCATAAGCATACTATAAAGGTAAACCACAATGGCTACTGTAACTTTGTTTAAGAATCGTTTCGGTGCAGTTAATGTATCTACCCCTAAAGGTAAGGTATTGAAATTCGCTGCTAGTCGTTACTTCACCAATAACGTTGAAGATTCTGATTTCCTCAAGGAGTTGGCACAGACTAATCAATCAGGAGTGTTCATTGATAAGAATGAGCCTACTGTAGATACTGAGAATCTTGATCCAATGTCTGCTATTAAAGCTAAGATGCGGGCAGAGATTGAGGCAGAGATTAAGAGTGGTAAGGTCAATAAAGCCACTCCTTCTAATACTGGTAACTATGACCAAGCTGTTCTCCAGAATTCTACCCAGAATACTATGGGCACAGCTACTCCTGGTGCTGGTGATCCCCAGAATCCTGCGGAACTTAAGGAGCCTGCTACAGCTACTGTGGCACCTGCAACGGCATCTACTGTTAAAGTGTCTGGTGATGCTGGAGAGACAGGAGAACCGGTTGCTGTTCCTTCTAAATTGGAAGGTATGAAGAAAGGTCCCTCAAAGAGCTGATCTCTAAGTTAGAAGGAGGTGCGGCGCCGGGCTGCCGATTACCCCGTAACTGCGGGTGCGAAGTGGCTGCGAGCACGAGACTAGGGGCCACAAGTCAAGCATGCCCAGTGGAGCGAAGCGGAACGGCTGCTTGATCTTGGGGAAAGTCTCAGTGCTAAGCTGTCCACTCGCACGCAGTGCAGGGAGGTAGCCCAGGCGCATATGACCTCGTCCAGTCTTATTCTCTATATCACTTCCTAAGAGGGAGGGGAGATAACTACATGACATTTCAAGAGTTAGTGGATGAAGTAACTAGCATCACTAAGCGTCCAGATAAAGTGGCAGCTATTGAATCTTCTGTAAAAGCTGCTACTCTTAAAGCGCATCAGAGTGATTATTACTTCAATGATCTTATTGAGGTAGCTGTGGAATTTGATGCAGCTAGATATATCCAAACATTTGATCCTAAAGATGTAGTTCCTAGATATAGACAATCTAAATATATGCGTATCTGGGAAGGGGATATCAATGGATATGCTAAGAACTTTTTAGAGCATATTCAGATTGAAGCTGCATTAGATAACTATGGTCATATTAAAACTGATGTATTTTATATGGCTGGAGCTTTCTTGCAGATTCGTGGAACTTCCCCTGTGAGTAAGGTGCTATTCGGTGCATATCAGCATCCCTTAATTGTACCTGCTGAAAGCTACTCTTCTTGGATTGCTGATGAGTATCCGTGGGCAATTATTTATGAGGCAGCTAGAGTGTTGTTCCTCCAGATAGGTTTTCAAGAGCAGTCTGCTTCTATGAGATCACTTGTTCAGGAGGAGTTTATAATTCTAGGTATTTCTAATGTGGATGCAGTTCCAACCTAGTCTTCGTAGTCTCCACAATTTCTGCAATGGGGAGGATAATATTATGAGATTGTTATTAGCTGCTATAAGTTTCTCTATTCTATCTGCCTTAGCTGGATGTGTAGCAATGTCACCTTCTCCTCCTGTTGCTGGGGAGGGAGACAGTGACAGTGACAGTGATAAGGGATACCAGTTTGATGACATATCTAAAGCATTATTGCAAAGACAGCGTGATTATTGTATAGAAACCAGTCCAGTACTTCGTGCTGTAGAATTGGCACTTATAAGAAGTAAAGTTCCTGGCTATCCGTCTTCTGGTCTGTGTACTGATGCTGAGAAGAAACTTGCTGAAGAACTAGCAAAGCAAATAGATGATTTACCTGAAGATAGTACAGTAGATATTGAACAAGCTATTGAACAAGCTAGGAAAGATCAGAAACGCTTTCTTGAAGAGTCTGAGGGAGCTGAAGAAGCTGAAGACTCTGAGGAGAATATAAAATGAAGAAGCCTTCCCTAGTTCCAGAATCCAAGCAGTGGTATAAGCTATGGTCTGTACAAGCAGCTCTTGTTGCTGTAGTTATTGGGCTGCAAGAAGCATTGCCATTATGGAAAGGTATAGTTCCTGACAATACATTTGCTATTATGGCAGCAACAGTAGGAATGATTGGAGCTGTACTTAGGCAGGTTAAGCAAAAGCCTTCTGCTCCGCCGTCTTCCCTGTCAAAAAGTAAGAGGTAATAAGAGGAGGCCCTAATGGCCACAGAAGCTAGTATCTTTAATGTAGGAACCACAGGCCCACAAGGTCCGCCCGGCCCAACTGGTCCAGCAGGTCCAGCAGGTGATACTGGCACTACTGGCTTAACTGGTGCTACTGGTTCTCAAGGTCCTTCTGGTCCCAGAGGAGATGTTGGTCCATCTGGTACTGTTGGTGGTATTGGGCCTACTGGGCCTACTGGTCCACAAGGTATACAAGGTATAGAAGGTATAGAAGGTCCGCAAGGTATAGAAGGACCGACAGGTCCACAAGGTCCTTCAGCTTATGATGTAGCAGTTAGTAATGGATTTGCTGGAACAGAATCAGAATGGCTAGAGTCTCTTAAAGCTGTTCCTCCTCAAAGTCTCTGGGCTGCTACAGTTGATCCTACAGTTAATAATGATGATACAGAGGGATATGAGAAAGGATCTTTTTGGTCTAATATAAATGTGGGCGCAGAGAAAACTTTTATTTGTATTGACTCTACTGCCGGTGCTGCAATCTGGATAGTTATAGGATAACTGCATAAAAGGTGCGAGTATGCCATTATCAACACCGCCAAAAGTTCCTAAAAAGACTGGAGCTTTTATACTAACTCTAGGTGGTGTTACAGCAACGTTTACTGCTGCTACCGCTAGGGAATGGCTAGAATTGATCTCCCAGTATGGGCCACTGGTTCTATCTACTTGGCTTATGTATGTGGTCTATATAATTGATAAACAAAGAACTGAACTTAGAACAGAAGTAGCTGATTTAAGAGTTAAGATAATTAAGCTAGAGAGAGATATGGTGATTGAAAGTAATAAACATTCTAGGAGGGTAGATACAGATAATGGCTCCTAGTGACAGTAATATAATTGGCAATGCTACTATATGGAATTTAGATGACGAAGTTAGTTATGGTAGTGATGCAGGTTCAGTATCTTCGCAACCTTATCCCATTGAAGTTGGTCCAGAATATCTAGCAACTGAAAGACTGGTAGGTGTTATCAACCTTGAGCAAACGTACTTTGAAACAATATATGATGATTGGCCACCAGAGTATCTATCAACCAGTAGATTGATTGGTGACATAACATTACAGTCAGTGTACAGAGCTTATACAGTACCCCCAGAGTATTTGCAGACTAGCCGTATGGTAGGGGAAGTTTCTCTTGATATGTTACTGGTAACTTATTCAGACTACCCTCCAGAATACTTGCAGACTTCTCGATTGATTGGCGATATAAGTATTGATACTTTGTTAATAACTTACTCAAATTACCCAGAAGAGTACTTGCAAACTAGCAGGCTTGTGGGCACAATATCTTTGGAGGTTCCATAATATGAAGTTCCATCTCGGCGAAGCAAAACTAGGTGGTAGGTTCCGGCTTGTGGCCTCCACTGATTCAGAAGGCAATAATGTAACTAAGGACACTGGCTGGTTTGATAATCTAATTACTGATTCTGGATTGGAGCGTATTGGGCAGGTAAATTCACACATGGAACGTGATTTCCGAAATTATGTTTTACGTGCGTTTAGAGTAGGTTCTGGAACTGCAACCCCAACGTTTACTGATACTAGCTTAGGCACAGAAATTGCTGCAATATCACTAGACAGTGTCGGCTATAACGCTTATATATCAAGTTCTGACTCTAATTTCGCTGATGGTTATATGCACATGACACTGGTCCGCCAGTTTGGGCAAGGAGCAGCAGAAGGTAATCTATCTGAAATTGGCTTGGGCGATCTTAATGATCTATTTAGTCGTGCGTTGATCGTAGATGTAAATGGTGATCCAACTACAATTACAATTCTTAGTAACGAGTATCTCACTGTATATTATACATTACGTTGCTACATTCCACAATCTGACGTAGTAATCAGTGCGCACCC